GAAGACAAAACAACGGGAACTGAAGTCTCGTTGAAATCTTCCACGTTCAGCGCGGGGCCAGTAGTACCGATGAAACGACCGGGTCTGCGGACATTGACTGTGTTACCAATCTTTGCACCGACAACCGCGAATTGGTCATCATAGTTGCGGTCAACTTCGCTTGTGAAAGTCAACTCATTTTCCAAGACCATCAACGCTTCGTTGGTGATCTTGCTTATCGTCAATAAATTATTAGCCATTTTTAAACTCCAAAAAGATTAGGTTTACCGAATTTTCCCCGATTTTCTGGCGGCTTTCCAAGCCTGATATGAACCATGAAATTCGCCATCAGCGGAAATCGGTACATCAGCCTTGCCTTGCCCACCACGAATCGGTTGAATCGGTGTTGGTGCTTTACTTCTAACAACAGGGGCTGTCGGCTTAGTTTCAGGATTAACCTCAAACTTTGCTTCCAATTTACCTATCTCTCTAAGCGCGGCATTTGGACTCAAGCTGGCGATTTTTTTGGCTAGGTCATTGTTTTCAGCTAGGTGATACAGGATTTTAGGCCCAACATCACTCTCCAGAATTGCATCCCTGACTGCGTTGTTTACAACTACGTCACTAGATGCGACCAAATCATCAAAATCGGGCAATTCGGCTTTCGCTTCCTGAACCTTCTGCGCCCAAGATTGGATAATCTTTTGTTGCGCTTCCTGTTCTTTCTGCTGTGCCATTTGCCTATCACGTTCAGCTAACGCTTTTTCTGTCGAATACTCAGCTAGAGCCTTCGCATACTCAAACGCATCGTTGAACTGGCTCGGTTGTGGCTCTTGATCAACATTAACTGCCTGTTGAGGCTGTCTCTGCTGTTCTAGTGCCGCCAAACGCTGTTCTAGTTCTACCCTAGCTTGACGCTCTGTTTGCGCTTCTTTTCGCGCTTCCTCACGTTGCTTGGTTATCTCTGAAAACCGCTTTTCAAGTTTAGGATTTTGCTTGCGCTCACCCTCTTGGTTTGCTTCCTTTTCTGCCTCTTTCGGCTCACTCTGATCATCTTCGGCTACTGGCTCGGTTTCTTCAACCGCCTCAGTCTCCGCTGGAGATTCAGCTAAACCTAATCTGTTTGCATAAAATTCTGCCGCATTCTCGCTTGTCAATACTTGACTTGCTTCTTTTTCGGACATACGTTTCCCAACGATTTAACCCCATGTGCCTCACGGGTAAGGTTTAGTGGTTTTTACCACATATTCTTTATAAAATCAAATAGCCCGTTCTGTTGTTTCCGCACTTGCATTGTGTAGTGTTTCTTTGTGCATTGTGGCCAACAACATAGCTATTTCAGCTTTCATGCGCTCAATTTCTAATTTTGTCTGCGAATTGATGACCGTATCATTTGCTTGGCCATCCACACGCATTTGCATTTCAGCGCGGTCACTTTGTTCACGCAATTCAGCCTCATTAGCCCTGCCTGTCTCTTTCATCAGGGTGCGCTTAGTCTCTGAGTCTTGGCGTAATTGCTCAACGTCCATGCGGTTTTTCAGCAACAAATCTCTAGCCTGAAGCGCCTGTGTAAGTTCCTGAATCTGCTTCTGTGACATAGCCAGTTGCATTTGAACTTGGGGCGGCACTTTAGATTTATCGTCAATCTGAGCCATTGGGTTAGAGGCGGCAAGGCGGTCAGCAATAATGTCCGCGCCCGGCCAATCCATGTTCCTAAACACCAAGTCTCCAGCCACTTGCATCAATTCTGGTGCGGCTGACAACAATGGAAGCATATTGTCCACAGCTTCCTGACGTTTGCTGTTGTAGCCCGGCCCTGTCTCCATGACTACATCATATTGACCCACAGAAATGTCGTTCAATACGCGGCCAACAGAGTCACGCTGGTTAATGGTCAACAGTTCTGGCTTGCCATCGTCACCAATGATTCGCATAACACGCTCTGTGTCGTAAATCTTAGGTATCAAATCTAAGCAAATTTTGCCAATGTGACTGATTGAACGGGTAAGGTTGTCGTAATAGTCAAAGTTTGTCAGGTCAACTTGTTGTTGCTGGCCATTTAATGCTTTGCCTGAAATGTTGCCTTGACCAAGTTGTGCAGGGTCAAACACACCCATGATTGCTTTAATGTCGTTATCCACGCCCATAGCCGCGGCCATGATTCCCGCTTGTGGCGGCTCTGGTTGTAGGCGAACTGGTGCGGGTGCAGGGCGACCGTCAATGTCAGTCTGTTTGTAGCGCAGAAGTGGGAATGACTTGATGTTGGCATTTGACCAATCGTTCTCATGTCCTTCATCTTGACCTTCAGCAAGCAACCATTTGGCTTTAGGGGCTAGTGCCACGCCTTCTGTGATAGAAGTCTGCCAAAAGTTATACATACGTTGTGGGTCTTTGGCATAGCGAATCATGCCAAACTTTTTGCGCTTGTCACCAATGACAATGTGTCTGCCATAGACGGGAACAATCGGAATGTATTTGCCCGCCCAATCACGTTCTTCAAGCACTTCAACCGCGGTCATCTTGCAATACTTGATTGTTTTCTTGAATGAATCGCGTTTGTCAATTACCGTGATGCCGTAAGCGTCAAGGCGTTTAAAAAAGTCTTTGTCATCAGCAAAAGTAGCTGAACCATCGCTCAAAAGATAAAGCGTAGCCTTTTCTCTGACGGTGTAGTAATACTCAGCAAGGCGAATATCCTCTTTGGTGATCCACTCAGACTGTGAGTCGCCTGTGCCGCGTTGTGTAAAACTTGTGCCGCCATCATCAGCGTCTGGGTATAGTTTGCGGAATTCCTCTTTCAGCATCATTGTTGTAATTAAGCAACGGTCAGCGTCAGAGCCATCAGGCGCTACTGAATTGGGGTCAAAGTACACCGTGAATGGGTTATCCACAGGGTCAATGTAGATTTCCTGATCAAAGGAATCCTCTGAAATGTAGTCAGTTCTGACCCGCATATAGCCCCAACCCATGCGAACAGCGTATTCAAACGCATTGTCATAGGCGTGATCAGCATTGGAATTGACTTCAATGTGGCGAATGATGCCGCTAATCGTCTGTGCATCAACCATGTCCTCATGCGTATTTGTGGCATGAACTTTGATGCGGGGGCGTTGCTGGCGCTGTTGGTTTGAGACTTGGCGGCAATAGTTGTCCACCTTGTTCACCGTGATGACAGGGCGGGATTCAAGATTGCGTGAGTTTTGCAGTTCTACAGGCCATTGATCACCAGCGCCAAACTTCAAATCTTCAAGCGCTTCCTGACGATTCATTGTGTCTGCATCGTTTGCAAACTTTAAGAAGTCAATTGCTTCCTGAATTCGTGAGTCGTAATCATCAGCCATGATGTTGCCCTAAGTGATTTTGTGCCATTTTAACTCATCCATGAGTGTTGGCTACCATAATTTGCGGTAGGTCTAGGCTTTCTGGCTTGTCTAGGCTCATTGACCATCAGACCAATATACCTAAACGCATCAGCGCCATGTGAATAATTGTCGTGCAAAGGCGTTTTGCTGAATTGCTTAGTGTCTGGGTCAACATCGTAACGGTAATGCCGTAGGCATTGCAAGCCTTCGTGACAGTTTTCACGGTCAAACCACATATTTGTAAACAATGTTCTAGCCGCATTGATTGAATCCATGATGGGCGTTCTAGGGATTATCTTGGTTTTGTAACCCGCACCCCTTACGATTTCCTCAATGCTTCTACCGTTTGCCGCCAATGTCTTGTTTTCAGCGTCATGCGGTAGCCAAAGGGTGTCGTACATATACCCAAAGGTCTGCATCTTGGCTAGGTAGTCGCTCATGGTCTGCTGATTGCCCTCAATGTAGCGAATTAAGCGGGTTTCCATGCCCACAAACTGTAAGAACCAGATTGCCGTAGCGTCTGACCAACCAAGGTCAAAAATGGCGTGAACGGGCTTTGTGGCATCGTAGTTGACTTTAGTAATGCGCCCATCTAACTCAGCCAATTGCATTTCTCTGGCAAAAATAGCGCCATCTACTGTTTGTCGGCATAAACCTTCCCAAACCACGTTATAAGCCTGTGGATCACGGTGTTTAAGCGCATCCTTTTCAAGTTTCAGCGTTTCGGGAAACCAAGGGTTATCTGACCAATTGACCTTTTGAACAATGCAATCCTCTGGCGGGTTAGCCACAAACCGCTGGTAAGTCTCATCAGTCTCCAACTCAGGGTTGAACGTGATCCAGATTTCAGACTTTTCCTTACGAATTGTTGGAATCAGGACGTTCCACGACATACGGCTGGTTGTCTGGGCTTCCTCAACCCAACACACATCAACACCCTCATAGGATTTGACGTTGGCCACATTGTTCTTTAGACCCACAAAGCTGAACTCTGTGCCATTCTTGCCCCTAATGCTTGTCTGAGTGATTTCGTAAAAGCCAAGTAATCCTAATGCCTCAATCTGGTCACACAATAACTTGTGGACTGAGTCTTTGATAGATGTTTGGAATTCACGGGCGCAAAGCACTCTTAACGGGGCTTGTGCGCCTTTAATCAGCAAAGCCCTAGCAACCCCCCATGACTTTGCCCCGCCTCGCCCACCGTATAAGACTTTGTAACGGGATGGCTTAAACAGGCACTCTAGCTTGAGTGGAAACTCAGCCTTTGCAATAGCCTGATTAACTTCACTCACTTGGCTTCACAAATGAAACTTGAATGCCAGCCAACAATGGTGCGCCATCAGCGCCTGTAATTTCTTGTTTGACTTGCTCACGATACTTTTTAGGGAATCTTGCCGCCATAGACCGTGACCAAATAGAAGCGTTTATCTTGTCACTCTCTTTGTTCTCAATCATGTGGGTTTGGGCTATATCTTCCCACCATTGCAGTTCAAACTCTTTTGCCATATCCAAGGCGTGTAAAAATTCTTCGTGCTGATCACGCCAGTTGTATAAAGTTTTAGTTCCTACACCCAAAATAGCACCAATTGCCTCAACGCTCTTACCGATCTTGCCCAATGCAACTACTTCCTCACAATATTTGGGATCGTAGAGGGATGGGCGACCAACAGGGCGTTTTTCGGTTGTTTCAGTCATTTAATGGCTTGGTTGTTGCGTTCTAGGATAGATAACTGATCAGGGTCAAAAACGACAAAGTTTCTAGTCCCTTTGTTGGCTTCCCTACTCATTTGGTCAAAATACTTAATGCCTGTCAGACCTTGTTGTTGCATGATCTTTGAGCCAGCAGAACCTTTGCCCACCTTGATCAATAGATCACCACCCAAATCATCTAATGAAACGCCATATTTTTTTGCCAATGCCTGAACTTCAGGAATTTGCTGTTTTAGTGGCGCATCAAAATCTAGCATCTTGGTAATGTGTTGATCTGGCAAATCCACCTTATAAAAATTAGGTTGCTCAATGATCCCCTTAAATTTGCTCATGTCTATGTTATTTGCAAACTTAGCAAACTCAGGGCCACCGTATTCTGGCGTTTTGTATTCATCCAGCAAAGCCTGTGGATGCCTTCTGGTCATCAATTGTTCCCAAAACCCTAACTCAGCATTTATTTCATTGATTTTTTCTTTTGGCGCTTTCTGACGATAAGCCATGTCTTGCTTGCGTTGGGCTTCGTCATACCAAGTTTCAATGTTTCTGCCTTTGTATTTGGTTTTAGCAGGGTCAAGCGTCATTCCAGCGGTTGAATATTCTCTTGCCACTTGTGGATTTTCGGCCACATACATTCCATAACCATAGCTTTGGTTGCCTTCGCCTGTACCAATTTTGGAATTATCAAACTTAGTGAATGGGTGTCTGCTACCGTGATAAACAGTCATTCCAAGCGGGTTGTAAGAACTAGCCATTTGTTTGGCTAATGCTTGAGTCTTTGGCCCGTAATTCATGCCCTCTGACGCTGTGGCATCGTATAACTGATCCCTCGCGGCATTTGCCCTGTCCATGCCGTAACCAGCAATTTGCTGTAGGCTTGCACCGGGGTTGCGTATAAAGTCAGACCCTTTGCGTTTAGCAGAGTCAATGGCGCTGTATATGTCGGCTAGTGTTGGCATAGTGCCACTAATTTACTCGGTTTCGGCTGGCTTTTCAACCAAAAGTTGTCTTAGCCATGCTTCATTCTCGGCAATAGCGCCTGAAATAGCGTGAAAGTTGGCCAGCATTTGTTCTTTTTGCTTCTCAAGGTCAGCAATTCGGGCTTTTACTTGCTCGATCATTTCTTTTTATCCTTTTTAGCGGCTTCACGCTTTTCTGAGTAAGCAATCGCAATGGCTTGTTTAATTGGTTTGCCAGCCTTTACTTCCGCTTTAATGTTCTTTTTAAACGCTTCGGGGGATTTAGATTTAATCAATGGCATTAGCAGTTCCAGTTCTTGAGTGATGCCTTGGCACGTTCTGCTGGCCCTTTGGCGTTCTTAACCACACCTTCCATTCGGGCGCAAAAACTTGCTTTACGACCTTCATCCTTCTTTGTTTTAGGATTTGGCGCTGGCGGCTTTAAATTTGAATTGTTCTTGGCGTTGTACTCAGCGCGACCCTTGGCGGTCATTCCCGCACCCTTTTCTGTCGGGTTATAGGTTTTATCCTTACCCGTAGTCTTGTGCGGGATGGGCTTATCGTGCTTGGCCATGATTATTTCTTTGCGGTTTTGGCTGATTGTTTAAATGCTTCAGCCGTAGGTGCGCCCTTTGAGCCGGGCGTTCTCATACGCTCTACGGGTTTGCCCTCTGCCTTTTGGCGCTCGATACGCTCTTGCTTTTTGTGGATGTTGGCATACAAGCCGGGTTTAGTCGCCATGTTTACTCCTCAATTACAAAACAAACATCTTGCCAACTCATTTTGAGTAAGCGCTCATCATTGTGCTTGATTTCCTCAAACTTTAGGTATTCGTCTTTATAGTCTTTGTGGAATGTGCCAAACGCAATCTTGTCACCAATGTTTAGACCCTCGGCATGGGCTTCTGGGCCTACCGCTATAACCGTCCCGCGGCTTTCAGCTTCTGCTGATTGGAAATAGATTGTGCTTTGAATGCGTTGTTCAGGACGCACCAGAATTTTATCTTTGAGTGGTTGCAAATTCATTTTGCACCCTTTGCTGGTCTGCCACGTTTCTTTGGCAAAAAAGCACCCGCCTCTGGGACGGGTAAAACATCCTCCGTTGGGACGATGGCAACTAACTCAAATTCACCGCACCACTCTGTGTAGTGACGGTTTTGGTAAGTGGGGTAGCGTCTGCATTGCCCCATCTGACCTATGTCATTAAAGTAAACACAAGCCTTACAATTCAAACCAGACATTTCAAATCCTTATCATTTGTGATGTTTAGAAGCCCATTCAGTCGTGCATGACTGTCTGGGTTTCGCTTTTTAACGGTACTCTGATTTAGTTTTTGTGTAGCAAATGCCATTGGTGCGGCCAGTATTGAACTGGTGATCAGCACCCATCTTGTCCTCTTTACCCATAGCAACGCCACCGCGCATTTTTTCCATGCGTTCGCCTGTACGGTCAGACGATTCAGCACCTTTAGGGGGTGTTGCGCCAGTTGTGCTTTTAGCCATTGTTGTATCAGCTTTTCCCATGATTTTTCCTTGCAAAGAATTTATGGTTTTGACTTTATGTCCAATATGGCACAATGTCAACCACCATTTTAACAGGATTTGTCATGGCCACAAATTTTAAAATCACTTCTGCTAAATCTAGCACTCCTAAACAGCCTATGCACTACGAAAAGGTTTCTGAGCATCGCGCTGAAATGTCCCGCATCAAAGCTGTGGAACAAGAACTAAAGCGCCATGAGGCTCAAGGCTTGGACAAGGCTCACAAGGGTAAGTGAGGAATTGGCACTTCTGGCGGCCATCTGTCCCCAAGTGCCTCAACCGTAGCAATGTGGGCTTTTTGCCACATTTCTTTGCGTTCATCTTTTGATAGATGCGCCCCTTGGTCTATTTCGTAATGGCATTTAAGGCACAAAGCGGCCACTAGGTTGTCATCAGCCTTGATGCCCTTACCTTTGCCGCCACCCCAATTGCTGTGAGCCGCTTGAACCCCGTTATCTATGCCACAGTTTTGACAGGCTAAACCCGCTACTAGCTTTAACAGTTTCTGGCTTCTCACATACTGGTGTTTCAGATATTGCATATTCTTTGGTTTGGTATTTATGGCCGTTTTTGCATTCCCGCCTTCTCAGGATAAATTCGGGGTTTGCTCTTGTGTCTAAGACTTTGGCATTGCGTATCCCGCAAACTGGACACATCATGCTTCTATTCCTTTTTCTGCCATCCAGCACAAAAGCCATTCAATAAACTCTGAGCCTTCCTCTTTGGTGAATTTGTGGCTTTGTAGTCCTAGCTGAACAACCCTTTCCCCGTCTAGGCTTGGGGCAACCTTGCCAATCTTGCGCCCTGTTTCATGCGCCCATTGGTCAATTAAAAGGCGCTTCCAATCGTCTGCTGTCCAAGTTGAGCCAACCACCTTCATGGCTTTATAAACCTTGTCAATCAGGGCGTGAAACATATCATTTTGGTCTGTGCTTCTGGTTGCCTTTTTGACTTCTAGGCGTAATTGCTTGCCAGCTTGCAGGGTTTCTTTGATTTTTGGCCACAAGTCTTTCAAAACTGTCTGGGCTTGCTGGCTGTTGTGCAGGGTAACAATCATAAAAATTGCCTCACAAAATAAGCAAATACCGACCAAAACGCTACCAATGAAAAAAAGATCAATGCCCATATTGCTCTCATGCTTGCCTCACCATAACTTCAACCTTTGCCACCTCACCGTAAACCTTTGTGGCGTGAATTGATGTGATCTGCGAATCGTTGTCAAACACGATTTTGTCCATGCCATCAATGACCGACTTGATTACGTTATCCAAATCTGGGCGTTTTGTGTGTTTCTCGGTATCGTTTAAACAGGCTTCTGTGCGTTTTTTGGAGTATGAGGGGGGAACGGGAAAGGTAACGTAAATAAACGCCTCTAATGCCCCTTCTAGGGCTTGTGAAGCACCCATTGCAACCTTTGCCATCATTCCAACTTCAGATTCATAGGTTTTTGTTTTTTCAGGGGTGTAGGCAACGGGAAACTTTCCCCTTGTGGAAAACCGCGGTCTGCCCTTTGGGACGGGATGGCCATAGACCGTAAACATGATTGAAATCATTTCTTATCCTTTTGTTCGTTCATGCGCTTGCGTAAGTCATCAGCGGCTGGTTGCCCACGTTTCTTGGCAATGTCCAGCAGGGTCTGTTGCCACCAGTATTGGGCTTCCCCCCTGCCTTCCTCTAGCGCTTTCTTTTTGAAGCGCCTGATCCATTCCTTTGCTTCCGATTCCCTCATAGTCTCCCGTAAGTTCAAGCGCTCTGAGGATGACAAATTCGCTAAATTGTTGGCCTTCTCTAGTTCTGTCAAGAATTCTGTTTGCTTCATGGTGTGTCATTTGCGTAATTCCGCAAGTCTGGCCCTGATGTGTTCTGGCATAGGTGCGGCTTTTTTGCTGTCAGCTTCTATTTTTGCCAAAGCGGGGTCAATCAAGGGTTTGGGCGTTAAATCAGGAACGTCAGCACCGTCCCATCGCTGTTGGTTTAAATAGACCTTGGGGGCTGGAATAAATGCCCCGTTGTCTTTCAACCATGCGGCTGTGGTAGCCATCCATTGAACGTGTTTCAAGATAATGTGCTTCTGAGAAAAATAATAGCTTTCAGCCCACTTTTTCTTGCAAGATGCTTTCTCACCTTTTCTAAAACACTTGGGGTAAGCAGACCAGAATTCCTCAAACCCTTCGTCTGTTTTCTTTTGTTGTTCAGGAATCTCATTACCGAATAAGTCTTGCATTTACTTCCCTTTGGTGATTGTTTGAGCAAAGCAAAGCCTTACTCT